CTATTTTAAAAGGCTTGAATACCTTTCCTCGATCTCCTTCAATTTACACTCTGCCTCTCGCCACAAATTGGACAAAAAAGGGCTAGGAACTATCGTTGTATTGCCGTTGTGGCTCACTGCTGTAAAGGGTGCCTGTCTACTCACCTCCGCCAGGACGGAAAGCCAATATTTCCTTTCAGGATCATTTAAATACTGTTCATGTATTAACTTAATTTCAGAAGGTTGTGGTATACTAGCTCTTGCCATACAAATGAATTTACATTGCTAATGTATTAATAAAAAAGGATAAAAGGGCCAGGTACAATACCTGGCCCTTTTACTATCGCCTACCAATACACTTTTAATTTGCTCCGATAAGATACCACCCGCCATTTATTTTTTGGACTGTGAAACGGCTGTAGGCACTTAATGTAGGGTTATTGGCATTGTTATATGTCGTGCCTTTGTATGTTATCGCCGGGGTCCAGGTCATTCCGTCCACTGTAGGGTTAGCTGCTTCCTCTACAAGTACGTATATCTTACCCTCTTCACCGGTAAGCGTAACTGTGGGGGAGTTCCCAGCGCTCATAATTGTATAGTCGCTTGGCAATGTAGTATAGTCCCCATCAATCGTATGTGCATTTAAAGTCATTCCCATAGCCTTAAACGCACCACTCAAAACTAGCATATCCCGCGAATTATCATGAGAGGATTGTAATATAACTTCGTTTCCTAAACCATTTTCAATAACAGCTAACCTTATTTGAGCCTGACCTTCAGGGCCACCAGGCGTGGCCATTTGGATATAGCCCCCTTGTGCAGTATCATCCCTTGTCCATAAAGTACTCACCCCTCCAAAATAATTTATATTCAACCGGTCGCCCAATGTTGGCCCACTACCCGTTATTTGCATGCCACCTACATTAATTGGACTTGTCGTTGTATTGCCCATTGCTGTTACCGTCTGCAAATCAGGGGTGGTGGGAATTGTAGGTATTACATACGACTTGGTAATTATTCTCCAATTGCTCCCATCAGATAAGAAGGTGGCAAAATCATTACCGTCAATACTATTCATTTCGTAATACGGCTCTCCCTCCATATTAGCGCCCGCAGCCTCGATTATTACGCATCCGGTGTTTATTCTCTTAACAACATACTTACGTCCAGCTATACCGGCTGCTGAAGGGAGGGTCAGTGTTAATGCTGGACTACCTGGCCCACCACATCCGGTACCATTACACAATATCGTTTGATCACCAATATCATTGATAACTGTTGATCCAGATATAACACTCGTAGTCATTAACGGCAATTGGCTTGACGGTATCTTACCACTGCCGTCTAAACTAGCAAGTCCATTTACAGCTCCTCTTTGTGTAAGTGGTAAATATTTGCTCAATACTCCTTTTATGGCCTTTTCTGTAAGTACTACACCGGATGCACCATTTACCATTGTGCTGTCGTCTGAAAACTCTTTTATCCATTTGCTATTCAACCAGATGCTATCCGTTACACGCAGGGTAACGAACATCCCGTTGTTTTGGGCAAAACATAAGGATGAAAGGACGGTCATAGAGATCGCTAAAAACAGTTGTTTCATTGCATTTATATTTATCTGTTATAAATTTTTATTGTTGTTTGAGCAGTGATGCCGTTAAAAAAGATTGTTCGGCTGTCAAGGGCGTAAAGCTCCAGGCTAAATATATACGCCTGTCCTGCGGTTAATTCCATCGGCGGCCAAATGCTATTATCATCAGCAGCATTGCCGATACCAAACATGATGGTATCAGTAGGTATAACAATTATTTTTTCCAACAAAGAGGCTACTGTCATTTCATGGGAACTATCCGCGTTCAATGTAATTTCAGTTGGCGTAATTATTGGCGGCCATTGCTCCTGCTTTAAAACACCGTTCACAAGGTCTGCTTTATTAGCCATCGCAGTAGTTAAAGCAGCTATTGCATCTGCGGTGGGTAACGATGTAATAAGATTCAATAGCGCGGGGTCTAGGTCTGCCGTACCTATCTTATCATCCCTGTGACGGAAACTATCTAGCCAGTCCCAAAACTGCGATTGTACCGGCTTTGCCAGCGTTACAAACCAGCCCTTTAAAGTTTCTATAGATTGCTTAGCCATTATGCGCTCCTTTTTGCATAAACAATAATTGTATAGGCCTGTACACGGTTTAATGGTGTACCATCTCCCAACGGATCGGTTTGCAATGTGGGGCCTGGGTTGGGTTCATTTCCATGGTTGCCGGTGGTTATTAGCCCCTGTCCTTCCGCATCAAAGGAGGTTTTCTCGCGCGGAATAAGCACATCAATTCTGACATTGGGCAGATTGTTTTTTTGAATAGCAATGCTATTTGTGCCTCCCTGGTTGCCAGCTGTTGTATAATTTACATCTCTAACGTCTGTCTCCGCATTCCCGTCAAACCATAGTCCAATAGGCGTACGCCCTTGCATGCTTGTCAGCAGCTCAAAGCCTTTCATTTCCCAACGCCCTATGCCGTTATTGTCAAAGCGGTCACTTTTAGTAGAGAATGTTTTTATCTCGTCCGGCGGAGTGGTAGCGCGGCGTAGTACATCCGTATAACGCTGGCTTGTGTACGGGTCGAATTTCACGAAAAGGCCAGCCCCTGGCTGAGCAGTTACCCAGGTTCCGTTATCTTTCAGAAAAGCCGGGAATGGTCCACTATACGGCAGTGAGGGAACCACGTTCCCCATAAACATAACACTGCCTCCACTGACTTGCATATTGGCCCCAACAACATTGCTAACGGTACATCCAGATAGTATAATTTCCGGCTCCAGGTTAATGATACTTTTAAGAGTACTTTGTATAGTGCTTAAAGCGTCCTTAATACTTGCCGAATTAAAAGCGTAACGGGTAATATCACTATAGGGAAAACCACCAGCAGGAGGCAAAGCATTCCCAAACTTCAGTCTGCGCGTCTTATACACGGGACGCTGTACTGCATCATCAAACTGCTCACTCTGTATTATCTCCTCCAATACTATATATGTAGCCTTAAGCCCACCTGTAAACGGCAATATTTCCCCAGCATACGAGATCCACCCGTCTGTAACTGTCGCACCTTGATCAGTCACTCCTGTAAGTATTACTTTATCACCTATTGCCCTGGCAATCGCATCCATGGGCTGGCCAAATGCGGATTGCATGAAATCAAGTGTGTCCTGATATACGAACAACCCACCCAACTGGGTAAAATCAATGTTACGGTTCATACAATCTTTACTTTAAAAGTTTTACTTGCCAGCTTGTAGCTATTCACAAAGGCCGTTAGCTCATTCATATCAAAAGAAACAGCTATCGGCACGTTAACTATGAAATCCACGTTGAATGCCGTGGTTTCCGCTTTTGTATACAGTACAACGGCGCCGCCTTCGCTTTTACGATGTAACACTATTCGCTTATTTTCTACTCTGCGAAACAGCGGAATACCAGCCATATCTATTCCGTCTGTTATGTAAATACGGCGGGCTACAACGTCATAACGATCGTTTAAAGCTCTTTCCAGGTAACAAACCTGGGGCGTAATGGAAAGCCGATATAAGGCCCCTTGCCGGTAGTATAGAAATCGTGTGTGCAGGTCATTTACCGGTGATATGATAGATTTAACCAAGGCTATCATTTTCTCCTTACGTAATAACGGAGGTATAAGCCACCGGGATAGCTTACCCCAATCAATTGTGAATATGTTACTATTTAATGGCACTATGTGGCAGATAATTAATTAACAAATCAGTGTCTTGGTATATGCGGAGATAACCCGCATCGGGATTATATAGCACATCCACACTTTGGTATGGCAGATCACCATATTTTGTTTGCGCAGTGTTGATAACCGCAATCACAACCCCCTCTACTGCCTGTACAGCATCTGTGTGGTATGACAGCACATACAGCCCATTAAATGGCAATTCACTCAGGTATTGACGTATTGCATTACCAACGGGGTTACTATCCGTACCGTCTAACCGGCCACCTTGTGAGTTAAGTAATAATGGGTCATAATAGACAGTCCATTGCATCTTTAGGCTATCAGCAGGGAGACTGTCTACCTGTGCGCCTACACCCGCATCCTTTACCCGTGCAACATATTCTTTCAAGCCCCCCAATTGCTCAGCGGAGAGCGGTGTAAGATCGCCGCCGCTTTCTGCTGCTGCCTTAATCCGGAGAAATACACGGCCGAACTCGTTTGTTTGCTCTACAACGGCTGCATACTTTACCACCTTTGCCGCTTCAATATCTGAGTCTGTAAAGCCAGTGTTGTCATATTTGTCACTGTCCGGTAATAAGTTGAACCCATGTTGGTATGCCATCACCTTAGATACATACCATCGCAATGTATGTGGCTTAAGTGCGTTTATTATATTTTCTATCTCTGTACGCAGAGCATCAAAGATGCTTTCTAATACAAAGGCGGCAGCTGAAAATATGAATATAAACAGCCTGACAAGGTTAACGCGGCTCCATGTTATGGGGTCAACTACTATACCAATAGCCGCCATTTCCGTAACATATGTAGCCGTAATTGTTTGTTGTATCTCTTGTACTGACCGTGCCATATTAACTAACTTTAAAATCTAATGAGATAATCCAATAACCAATGCCTTCCAGCTGCTCCGGCTCCAATACACGGCCAATGGTCGCTATTTCGTCCCCTGTGGTTTGAGTGCTGTTTCTAACATCAATCACCTCTCCAGTTACAAGATCAGTACCAGGTGCAATATCGTCCGTCATTGACAACCCATTGAGCTGTGCCACCTGTACTAAGCCCTGTATGGAGCCGGTATATTGCGTGGCGAAGTCAGCTAATGTCTGATGGCGTTTGATAACTGGCATGTACTTCAATTTTTGCATCAACCATTTTAACGGATGTAATGATCATGCCGTCTTTTTCAAATTCACTTTTGATTTCCTGTAACAGGCCAACGGTATTTTCATCCTTCAACCATATAGCAGCTCCTACGCAAGCGGCCGGAGTTTCTTTAAAATCACCAGGGTTGCTAATAAGCAGCAGCCGCTGGTGTTGTTCAGTACTTTCTCCCATCATCAAATCAGCACCGATAATTAGCAAATCTCCTTCCTCATCTAATAGTATATCCTGCATGCGCTATTGTATTGTGCCAGTAGCCTCCCCGGTTACAGGGTTGCTGCCAGCGTTTAGCCCGGTACCTGGCACCTTCACGATCCCACTGCCGGTGATATGGTTTATAAACGCTTCCGCTATAGCTTTCCAAAATGCCTTACGCGCATCCTCTATCTGTGGATACTCACCATCGTTAAAGGCGGAAGCCGCATTATACAATGCCTGTCCTAATACATCTTTATTAAGTGCCATTTCTCAGTATATTTTGAGCCTTCGTTAATGCCTGCTGTAGCTTAGCATAGTCCGGGTTTGTTCCTTGCATTACTACTATCTTCAAAACAGACTCAATGATCATTTCAAACACACTTAAAAGATCATCCCCGTCCTTTTTAAATAGAAAGCCATCCGCATTATGGCTATATTTGGCACCGCCTACTAATTGCACTATTTCTGAAATCTCATGAACGGCTATTACCACATAATCATCACTGTTATCAATGCGGCCTACCAATACGATGCTACCTACAGCCGGAATGAGTATAACCTTGTTTCCATCCTTGATAATCGCCTTTAACCGGCAATCATTCACTGAGCCTCCCTCCAAGAATACCACGGCAATTGTATCATCATTATTTACTGCTGTTACTTTAGCCTGCACTATCGCTGTGGGGCCAAACTTACTGGCAAACTCAGCCAGCCTATTAGATATTTCCTCGTGTTCCTTCATAGTTTGATTCCTATGCCGATAACCCGGCGCGCACCATTGGTACCATAACTTACCTCAGTGGATTCAACCAGGTAAACACCGTTACGTTCAGGATATTTTGTATCCCTTATCTCAACCCTTTGAGCTGGTCTACAAAATGGCTGTAGAAAAGCGGTTATCTTACCCTCATAACCGGTATAGGATAATGACGTATGCAATTCTTTTGCGAGCTTATTAAGCGAATCTTTATCAATAACTGATCGCGTCTTTACAATTTTCGTTTCGCCTTCGTCCCCCGCAGTCCCGGTAGTTTTAACCTTTTTTGACTTACCTGGCAGAAAAAGCACATCGGTACTTTCCTCCGCCTGCTGCACATCCCCGCTTTTATGTATCCCCAAAAATTTAACGGTTACGTCCTGGTTCTTTGCCTGCCTCAGCTTAAGGTTATCATCCTTAACAACATTCCATCCAAGGCGGTAAATAGCATCAGGTTTAACAGTGGTACGGGATAGCTGATCTGTCAACACCAGCCCCATAAACAACATGTTTCCCCTGAAAAAAGCACGTATGGTACCGTGTGTAATTTTTTTTATCTCATCCAGTGCCTCACAACCGTTGTGCCCTTGCAATAGCAACTTTTCAATAATTAGAGAGGGAATATTTTTCTCATCCAAAGCAATGTCTGTACTTGCCACCAGATACTTTAATATGTCCAGCAGTTGGGCATGTACAAATGTTTTAGTATAGGTCATATTGCGCAGTTGATAACTGTATCCCTCACATTCGATTTCCAACGGGGACGTGAAATTAATCCGGCTGATAAACCCCTCGAACTCTGTTTGTAATTGCGAATTATACCCCAGCTTTATTATTACTTTATCCCCCTCATCGAACTTCTTAGCAGTGTCAGCGCTCTCCGTAATTACCCTACCTGCGCGTGTTATGCGAGCTGTGATTGGCACCTTAATAACCGCCTTGTCCACGAACTCGTATATACTTTTATTAACCTTTACCTCATGAGGTTTCACGTTAATGTATCTCCCTATTGATATGTTAGAACACAACGCAAACATTACTGAGAAATTTCAAGTTCAAAAATCATATCGCTTTCAACAGTCATTTCAAACGCGCGGGCGTGTTGCACCCCTTGCATATCTGGCCATCTAACATCCCGGATAATCACCCTCTCATCAAACTCTCCTTTTAACACAATGGCAGAAAGCGCTGAGCGCATGGTTACGCTTGAATTTTTCTTGAATAGGTTATGCAGGTCTATTATGTCCTGCTCAGGAAAATCGTTACCGTCATTGAGGCAGATACCACGTATCTCAAAAACATAGTCATCAATGGAGATAAGCTCCTTTACACTTCCGCCCCTTTCTGGCATAGATGTACTGATATAGGTTTTTTTCCAATACATGGACATAACAGCAAATGGAATAAGGTATCCGTCTATGGTAACCGGCATAAAAAACTCACGTCCTACCGCATCCTCCAGGTAATAAGGTTGCGCTAATATGCTCGTTTCCAGACGAGGGGGCGCGTCCGGGAACTCTGGAGGTTCAGGTGGCGGGCTATAGCCAAACACCCTTTCAAATATTTCTCTTAGATCAAATACCGCCATTATTATTGCTTGATAAACTATTAAATACTCTTACCATTTCCTCACGGACAGCGCGGGCTATTTCCTGACCGGCTTCCTCTTTGCCCATCACATGTATATCAAGATGTTCAATCTGTTTTCCTATATTGATTACAATGCTGCGCTGCCCACCTTTATTAATCTTATCCTTACCACCTGAAAACAAATCTCCAGTATCTGTACTGCCACCAGTGCCTCCACCTGTACCTCCCCCCGTATCAACCGGCGCGGCCTGGCCTCCTGCGGTGGTATTAACCCCAAACATTTGGTTATATGCATTCGTGGCTGCTGAAATCTGACGCTTAACATTGGAAACCTCCGGTTGCAATTGCTTAGCAATTTTATTCGCATCCTGGTTGGCATGAATTAACCCCAACAGACTATTAAGTTGGTCCTGTTCTACTGATGAATTTGTAGTATATGCACCGCCATACGCACTAACCGTAGTTGAGGACGTTTTTTGCGGGTTATTCTTAATTTTTGCGCGTAAGTATTGTATAGCCGTCAACTGCTTTTGCCCAGCTGACATATCTGTACGTTCGGCTAAATCTGGGTTTATCTGCGCGAGCAAGGCAAATACAGCGGCGTTTGTCTCTCCACTAGTGGCAACGGCTCTATTATACTTAGTTATAGTTTTGGCATTTTTTTCCTCTAAGGAGGAGGCTATTTGCTTTTGTCCTAATGCCGTTACAACATCATTTATATTGGACGCTAGTTTAGAATACTCGATAGCTTCCGCCTTAATCCCCTTGGTAATATTCGGATTTATGTCAGTAAGTTGTTTCAATATCTCCAGGCGGCGGGACTCTGAGGTATTGGAGGATGTTAGCTCCAATTGCAATGCCCTAATTTGATTAATCTGCCTGGTGACCGATGTAGATACAGACTCGCTATGCGTCATAAATTTTAGCAGCGCAATGCCTGCCTCTAAAGCAAATCGCGTAAGAGGCGCAAATCCTTGACCCACTGATATTTGAAACGCCGCGTACTTTCCTTTAAGTAGCTGCAGCTTTCCTGCATTTGTCTCCGCAAGCTGGTCCATCATATTAAAGAAACGCCCGCCTTTACCGGTAGCTACCTCAAATGCTTTCGTAATTGCACCGGATGTTATCTTTCCCTGCTCCATCCACTCTTTCAACTGTCCTACCGACATTTTTTGTTTTAGACCAAACTGTTGCCAGTTTTCAGAAATAACGCCCAACGGGTTAAATCCTGCATTTATATATTGTAGCAAATCCTGTCCCATCAAGCGGCCCGCAGCCCTGGTTTGCGCAAATGCTAATGTTAAGCTCTGCATACGGTCAGCATCACCCATTGCAACATCCCCGATCATCTTTAGGTCTTTCGTCACTTCTTTATCTGACACCCCAAATCCCATAAGGGTTTGCGCGTTTTGGTATACGCTTGCACCCAACATGGTATTTTGTTTCAAGTCTAAAAGCTCCCCGGACAATGCGTTGCCGCGTGCTTTACTGCCGCTTAATACCTCAAAGGATTTGTTTGTTTTTTCAAAGTTCATCGCCGCGCCTATGCTACTACCGACAAACGCGGTAATCGCGGCGGCGCTGGCCATCCCCAGCAATGGGGCGGCTGCATCCATAGCAAAGCCTTTTATCTTACTAAAGAACCCTCCTTTCCCCTGGTTATCTAATCTGGCAATTTGCCTTTCCAGGTTACGGGCCTCCCTTGTAGCTGACTTGAACTCACTTTGGATGCGGGTATTCATGCGAACTTTATTAACAGCCTCCAGGCGCTTCTGAAGGTCTGAAATACTATTCGCCATTGTGCGGCCACCTTGGTTAATTCGGTTAAAGTAGCCGTTCAATCTATTCGCCATCTGGTTCCCAGCGCTGGTAGCTGCCCGCATTGCGGGGGTAAGCATATCACGCAGGCGTAGTATAAATTCAACAGATGGAGACATATTTTATTTTTGTATAACGGCCCCTTACTACATTGTAAAGGGCCGTGTTTTTGCTTGTTGTTCTCTTATATCTATCAGGATAGCTATTGACTTTGTCCATAGCTCATCACTCATCTCGCGTATCTCTGTAGCCGTAAAGCCCAGGTGATACATGAGCAGGAAATTGTAATACATTATAAAGTTGTTTTCAAAGGAGCCGTCAGCCTCTTTTATAGCTCGCGCAAGGTTCCCTTTTTTTTGGCCATCAAGTCCTCCACAAAATCAACGAGCGCCAAATAATAGCGGTCATTCTTTCGTATCTCCTCATCACCCCCCAGCCATATACTTTCCAGGATAGTTTTGCTAAATAATGACGGGTTGCTACTGGTAACCTTTGCAAGAGCAAGGGCATATGTATCGCGGTCTACTGATCGCAGATAACATATCTTATTATCCACGTCATAGCCGAACACCTGGCCATACTGTTTTTTCCAGGCGCTTATCTGTTCCTCGCTTACCTGTCCGGTCATTACAGGACGGGTAATCGCAGGAATAGTAGGCGCATTATCAGCCTGGCCACCCTGATTGCCGGGCATTAATGAAAATGTAGTTTTTTCTCCCTCCATGATTGTTTATATTGAATTGTTTTAATGAACGTTTAAGTAGTATATAAACAGCGCTTAAAGCTGCTTTTTGCGCAGGAAAATAAACGGCAGTGTAATCTCTTGGTACTTATCATTTTGATTCATGCCGTCCTCAACTTCTTTAAACTCGCAATTAATCAGTACGTCTGTTGTTACCGGTATGAGTCCGTTGGGCTTATCGTAGACGCACGTAATAGTTATTAACCTGCCGGGTAAGTCTATTACGTCCTCATATCCAGCCACCTGGGCCGCACGGCGTAGCGCATCGTGGTCGCTTTTGAGCATACGTAACTCCCCCTCATAGGATTTATTACCGCGCTGTATACCTTTCGGCTCATTGCCTTGCCCATAAACTACTTCTTTCTCCTGCGCCTTTTTCCACTTAAGGCCCCGCAGTCCGGATAATTCAAAAGCGCCAACGGCTACTTTCATATCGCAGTAAGCATATTCGTTGCTATCAAACGGCATGAGTGTAAAATTTGAACTGTTTTAAAATGTTATTCTACGGTCGGGCTGTACCCTAAATAGAGATTGATATAATCAAGGCTGCCTTTGGGTAACAGGCGAATGAATACATAAATAGTCCCCGTTTGTAGGAGATTGAAATTAGGCTGCTCTATATCCGCCTGTTCATATAACAATGCATACTGTGCAGGATCGGGATTAATAAGGCACTCGACAGCGGCAGAGCCGTCTGTTTTTTTGGATAACTGATTGCGCATTCCATCATCAATAGCCTGCTCAATGCCTATTTCCAAGGCCTTTTCCGCTACGGTGGAAAGTCTGCCACCGGCAAAGACCTCAACATCGTCTTTTAGCTCCCTATAGTATGTAACGAATGCAATTCTAGTGGCGTTATCTATTACCCGTCCAAAGCGGAGATTGTTATAGTCGTCTGTAGGGTCGCATAACGCGCAGTCGTAGGTGAACACGTAGCCGCTTGCACTTTTATTTTTTTCAATGGATATGTAGCGCTTTTCAAATAGAGTATCCAGGTCAGCGCCGGAGATAGCATCCACTGCAATAGCCCCAATCTTGACATTGGATGTTTCCGGTATTGGCAGGCTGCCGTTTTTTATACGGCCTATGTTTCGTTGCGGCTCCACGGCGGCAGCAGCGCCCATTGCCAACATAGTGGCTCGTGCAGTACTGCCGTCAATGTTTGCGGCAACAATGAATCCATTACGATTTAGAGAGGTGGCGTAGTTCTTCGCGGTAGCAGGATCAGCAAAAGCAAATCCCTCAACAAAATACCTGAAAGGCTTATTATCATCGAACCAGGTAGCAGATAGCGTTTGCAAAGCGGTAACGGCGGTATGTACATCCTGGTCAAATCCATCCGTTACGGTAGGCTCGTATTCTTCGTCCGGGAATTTAATAGCAGCGAGTAGCCGCACTGTACCGGCTCCTAAACTAAGCACCTTATTTGCGTTCGCGGCAGCTCCCAGGGTTGTTAAGGTGGTAGCCGCTGCCATACAAAGCACATACAGCTTCGTACCCTCCGGGGCGGCGGCGTAAAAGCCTTCGTTAATTGCTTTCACTACATCCTCATTACCTACCTGAGCGAAAGCCGTAGCTACCTGCGTTTTGGTTTTGACCATAAAAGCAGTACCGTAGCCTGCCACTGGTGCCACCGGTGATGCTATGAGTACGGCAGACACTCCAAAGTCGCTTGCAGGTTGGATGCCTAATCCGCCATTAGTAAGGAAAATTTCTACTCCGGGACGACTCATCTTAAATATGAATTAAGTTTGAAAACATGTGTTACTACGTTAAACGGGTTACTTTTTTGTACCCTTGCTTGCGCCTTTTCCTGCGCTTTTAACGCCATCTTTTGCAGCTGATTTACCGGTTGGTTTGCTACTGGTAGCCGGGTTCCTGCTATCTGCCGTGGCAGAATCTGCTGCGCCCGTTGGTTCAACTCCTGGCTCCGGTTCAGTAGTTACAGGAGGTGCCGATAGTGCAGCTGCTTCACGGCCGAAAAGGGACGCGGTTGTACCATCTCCAGGCGCAGGGGGTCCGTCCCCCTGTTCAGACGGCAAAGTAGATCCAGGGAGGGACGAGGGCGAAGGGTCGGTAAGTTCGGCCGTCATATGCTCCAGGTTGTTATAGCTCTCGCATTCTTCACGAGTAACGATAATTACCCGTTGCTGAGCGGCTACTTTAAAGGAACGGGCGTGGTTACCAGCCTGGTGATCCTTTTGGAACGCCTGGCCATCACTGGTAATATGAAATGCGTCAACGGACGGATAATTTGGAAATAGCTTAGATGCTATATCTATCGCCTGTATATTGTTCATAACAAAAAATTTACGGTAATTGAATAAAGCCTTTTACGGATGTTATAAGACGTTCACGGCGGCAGACCTCGTACCCCTCACGGCTTCCGCCGTCATTGGTGTTACCTTCAATAGTATGTACAATGCCGCCTTTCACGCTTTCTACGAATCCGGTATGGCCAACACCTTTACCGAAATCCATAATAAATATGTCGCCTGGTTTAACACCAGATGAACGCGCTATCAATCTCCGGCAGGTGGTGTTATTCCATTGTTGCAGCACACCTGCCGTTTTTACCAGCGGATTACCCACCCCCGTTTCACTGGCAGCCTGCTGCACGCACCAGTAAACGAATGCCATACACCATGCATAACCAGGGCCTAACCCCACGCTTTTTAGGTATATTGTAACCTCCGGGCCGCCATTGCTACCCCGCGGGCTTTCTTGTACGCCATCTTGTGATAGTGCAACCCGCAGGGCGGCGGCGGCCAGGGTGATCTCAGAGGGGGGATTAATTATGGCAGTGTTCATTACAATTATTTGTTAGTGCTAAACCGAGCTTGTACAAGCAGGTCGTACACATTTTGAGCCTTTTGTTCATCATCCAAGGAGCGAGTAATAATACTGGCCACCTTATGAAATATTGCATCCTGCAAATCCGGGTTACGTTTCCTTACCTCGCTGATAAAACATTCCAATTTTGCCTCCAGGCTGTCAGCGTTTTTGCATGTGCTTTCCAGGTTTAGTACCTCTATGGCAATATTCAATCCCTGGATAGCCTTTACGCGGATAACTTCGTCCACATCACCGGGAATGATGGCGGTAAGTATCTGAGCGGCCGGGTTGTCAAGCAATGATTTTAAAGTGGTGGTGATCTTTAAGGCGGTGTCAACGTTGCGTTCCATGTAGGAATCAAATTGCTTTAAAAGTGCCTTAATCTTTGTACGTATGTTAGTGCAGAAAGCCATGATGTTATTTTTTGTTTTTTAACTCTTTACGGATTTTCACAAGGTTGTAAACAACAGATGTCACGCCGCTGACTACCGTAAGTGTAAACAGTATCTGTGATTGGCTGATACTTTGCATAAACCCACCCAGCCAGGTGATTGCACACATCGTCCAGCTCGCCCCATCTGTTTGAATTTGTTTCATTAAAAATTGCCTTAATGGTTACTGAAATGGTGCTTACTATTCATCCCCACGCCTTAACAGGGCGGCGTTAATCTTCGCCTGCATGGTGCCGGATGTGATTGACCGCGCACGGTAACTGTTGTAATAGGTATTTGTGAAGAACCAGGTACGTTTATTATTCGCCTGGTTGGCGAGTGTCAGCGTATCAGTAACCGAATCCCAATTGAACCCGTCAACAGTTGCCTGAATAAATACCGAACCGGCAACCGTGCCGCTGATCTTGTCAACGGATACCTGTATGGATTTAAGATGTGATCCGATTGAGTTAAAAGACAGATATGCCGTATCTGCATTGGTCAGTGTGTCTGAGGCGGTAATTCTTTGTACCTGGTTGACCACTTGCGCCTGACATTCAAAGGCGACAGCCACCAGCATAGATACAGCTGATAATATGAGTAACTTTTTCATGAAAGCGTTTTGAGCGGTGTTTGAGTAATAATCTAAGCGAGAAAGGCGGGCAAGGCCGGGCGCATTAAGCGGCCGGCTTGCCTTGTATGATGTTATAAATGCCTTTTCCATCTTGACGGCGCACACGGCCCCCTCCCATAACCAGGGCGCTGTGAATATCACCGAAGTAAAGCGGGTTGTTTGTATCCTGGAATAGCTTCTTAGCACCCAGGGCAAACGCCACTACATTTTTCTGCCAGGCAATGCAGCCAAGGTTATCGTTTGGCCCGATAGCGGCCCCTAAAGCCTTAATCTCGCTATCTTCGTCTGCTGCCAATACTGAGCTGCGGGTAAGTACGTTCCAGCTATGTATCTTGCCTACGATGCCGTTTGCCGCGTCTACCATCTTGGAGAAATCACGCTGCATGGTTTCAGAAAGGCTATCATAGAAAAACTCAAACATGTTATCGTCAATCAGGACGTAACGGTCCTGTTTGGGAACATCATCAACATTGGCCTTAACCATCAGCTTTGCAAGGTCTTTGTGGTGAAAGCCAAAACGATTTCCTACCTGTCCATCTACAGGGCTAACCTGAGATGCCTGCGGGCCACCAGTAGTGGCAAAAGGAGTACCATTGATTGCCCATTTGATAATCATATCATCAGCTACCACCTGGTCCAGCTCCTCCATGTGATCGCCTAAAACGCTATCCTGCTTGGAGTAAGATAAATCCACCTCATCAATATTGGGAATATGTGTAGGGTCCGTTGTGTATTCGTCCAGTGCATAAAGTACATCGCCATCATTGCGTCTAACGGCAACAGCAGGAAACTGATTACGGTTTTTAACCACGTTAGGACGTGCGCCCGGTTGCGGAATATGTATAATGCGGCCAGTGCCATCTGCGTATTGGCTATCGTCATACGCAAATCGTAAAAACGTGTTATCGCGGTAGAACCGCTCCATGATGTATGATGCCCAATGCTCCAGCACTAAGCCATTGGCAACGCCTTTAGGCATAGGCACCGGCAGGAAATTCAATAACAGGAAAACGCCCGCTACAGCAATAAATGGAATGTGCCAAAAAGCGGAGATTGCACCCGCCATAACGATCATACCCAGGAGACTATAGAAAAGACGCAAGAAATGTTTCATATAATTCTGATTAAAGTTTAAGAGTAATTTTAGATTGGCGAAAGGGAGGCGTTAGGCTTTTTACTTATATTCTACCCCGTGGGCTTCCTTATACTTTACTTTAAAGCCCTCCAGGTTGATCTCTTTAAGACGGGCTAACTTACCGTCCATCCAAAGTTGTTTGCCGGACAACTTCATTAGCTCAGCGGATTCGGCTGCGCTAGTCTCGCCTCCCTTCAGCTGTAACTCTTGCAGGCTCTTGTAGGGCTTCATGGTATCAATAAGCGCTTTGGTAGCATCAAAATTTGACTGAGCCAATTGTAAGTATGTATCGCGTTCTTTTGCGGTGAACTTGCCATCGGTAATACCACCGTCCACTAGGTCGGTACGTGCTTTCTCCGATTGCGCTTTCTCCATATCGTCCACTTTCTTTTTAAGCTCCGTGTTTTCAGTTGTGAGCTTTACATTAGGTGCAGCGGCGGAATTGAGTGCGTCCAACTTCGCGTTAATCTCTGCATCTGTGGCAGATTCAGGGAGGCCCAGCTTTAAGGCCAGTATTTTTTTATCCATTTCAGAACTATTTTTTTCAGGTACTAAACTGCTGAGGTATGTAAGGACTTCCGCCTGGCTATTGGAGTCTACACTGGAGAGGCGTAGCATCTCACCCGCACTATTGCGCATGGCAATTGCATTCCGGCAGGCTGGTATGTCAACGATAGAGCCTTCGCGTAATCCCCACTTAGTAATCGTAGGGCCGCGCTGTCCAGCCACTTTTAGGGCATCATCGTCACTTACGGCTATCGGGTCAATCCAAACACTGGCGGCGTTTAAGTATTTACCTTTTACTTTACTCTCTATCTTTTGCGCAAACTCATCATTATCATCAAACTCCGGCTTTGCCATCAATCGGCCACCCTCTATACGTATATCATACCATCTGCCAATAGGGAGCAATACGTCATTGGTAGGTTTTTCCCAACCTTCATTCCCACGTAAGTGCAGATATAACATAACCGGGTTTTCCTTAAACCCATCCAATACGGCCCCGGTCATTTGAACACGGTATCCGTAATCAACTACGCTCTCATCGAGTAATACAAAGTCAAGATCAAGTTTAGCCATGTGTAAGTATTGCCGTTTTCGTTTTGACATAGCAAAAATGCAACGGCTGGAAACCCTTGCCAAATGGGGGTTTTACTGGACGGCACTATGTGACGCATGTAAAGTGAATATCTGCCGTGTCATTGTTTTACGAATTGCCGGACAGCCCGTACTGATAGACATTTGCTTACATGAATGCTAAGAGTAAACCGAAAGCAAAACAACAGAAGGCCGTAAGAGGGAAACCAAAAGGCCCAGCTAAAGCACGGCCAAAGGCGGCAACCGAACGTCCTGCCAGACAGGACATAGACCGCAAAAAGAAACTGGCCTATACCCTATATGTAGAAAATGGATTTGAGCAGAAAGTAATAGCAGAGATAACAGGCATTTCTGAGCAGAGTATCAGTGCATGGAAAAGGGCCGGTAGTTGGGATGTAGATAGACATGAGGCCCGCATGGGATTTGACCAGCAGCGGCGTAACATTTCCCGCATCATTAGTACCATGTTAGAGCAGATAGACCAAAGGAAGCCGCCATGTAATGTACCGGATAGCAAAGAGAGCGATACATTAAATAAACTGGCAGATACTGTTAAGAAGCTACAAACAGAGCTATCCTACGCCCACAAAGCGGAAGCCGGAAAACAGTTTATTCTATTCATTCAAAAAGTACATAGCCAGGAAAAAGCAATTGAAATAGTTGAGCTATGGCACGAATTTATAATGCAGTCTAATGATCAGCGATAAACAAGCGTTAATTGATTGGGAGAAATTCAGGCAAAACGTTCGTAAAAGCACGCCGGTTAATCTTTCTGAAACAACTGAGGAAAAAGTTAAGCGTATAAAGGATTTAGAAAGCGATCCGCAAGCCTGGAAAAAGTATTATTTCCCGCAGTACTGTAAATACGAATCTCCGGATTTTCACATTGAAAGCTCAGAGGCTCTTTTTGAAAATTTTTCCGGCAGGAAACACTATTACATTGTACGGAGCTGGGCGCGGGGATTAGCAAAAAGCACTGTAACAATGATGGATATCCTTAACCTGGTAATGACCTGTAAATTACGTTTCATCGTGCTTACATCCAGTACATGGGATGCCGCTACTAACTTTATAACGAAATATCAGGTACAGCTGGATAGCAACCAACGGTTGATTAATGATTATGGTTCGCAAGAGCTACCAGGTAGTTGGGCAATAGGGGATTTCACCACTCGTAAAGGTGTACGCTTTCTGTCTGTTGGCGCGGGGCAGTCCCCACGTGGGGAAAGCAATGAGGAAATAAGACCGGACTGCATCATTTGTGACGATTTCGATACCGATGAGGATTGCCGAAACATTGATACCATCAACAAAAAATGGGATTGGTTTGAGAAAGCATTGGTTTTTACAGTTGATGTATCGTCACCGTACCTTATTATTTGGAATGGCAATATCATAGCTGAAGATTGTTGTGTAGTAAGAGCCGGGAAAATATCAGATCGTTATGAGGTAATTAATATCCGGGACGCCGCCAATAGATCAGTTTGGCCCGCAAAGAACAGTGAGGAGGATATTGATTATCTACTGAGTATTGTTAGCTATGAGTCAGGGCAACAGGAATACTTTAATAACCCTATACGCGCAGGGAGAGTATTTAAAGAGTTAACATATGGTGATGTTCCCCCAATTCAATCATTACCATTTATTGTGATATATGCAGACCCTAGCACCTCTAATAAGGACCGGCCCGCGCTAAAGTCAAAGCAACAAAATAGCTGCAAGGCTGTAGGGATAATTGGCTCCCCTGACGGCATAAAGTTTTATGTGTATAAAGTTTTCGTTGATATAGTCACTAATAGTGATTTCATAGACTGGTTATATACTTGCTACCTCCTCATTGCCAATAAGACACAGCAATACGTTTTCATCGAAAACAATACACTACAAGACCCATTTTATCAGCAAGTATTTAAGCCTCTGATAGCCGAACGCGGGAAAGTGTTTAGACCTAAAATCATGCTCCCTATTACACCTGATGAGCGGATTAAGCCGGACAAGTATTTCCGCATTGAGGGGAATTTAGAACCTCTTAACCGGAATGGCCAGTTAATTCTAAATATAGCCGAAAAGGATAATCCACACATGAAGCGGCTGGAGGCACAATTTAAATCAGTAAACCCTAACAGCAGAACAATGGACGGCCCGGATATGGTGGAGGGAGGGGTATTTAAAATACGCGAAAAAATAAACGCTACCAATCCCCGCTCTATGGTATTGGGCAAAAGATCACCTAACCAAAAACGCTTTTAAATATGCCCTTTTTAACTAATGATGAAATTAATACACATTTATATGGCGAAGTGATTGACGAGATCACGCGCGGAGACGATGAAAAAATACAAGATGCTATAGAGGCTGCCGTCAGTGAAGCTGAAGGATACCTCACTGCATATGATACTGATGCCATCTTTAGTGCAACTGGTGCAGACCGGCTACCCATACTACTACTTTATGTAAAAGATATAACAGTATGGCACTTTATTCAGTTATCTAATCCTGGGGTAGATATGGAACTCCGCCAAACGCGCTACGAGAAAGCTATCAAGTGGTTGGAGCGTGTGCAATCCGGAGATGTTAACCCGCCGTTACCACTACCAGCGCCACCTGAATCTAACAGCAATTTTATAAAGGCCGGGGGCAATCGTAAACGTCATAATCATTACTAAGAATGGCAAAACAATCGCGCATAACAAAAAAGACGGGTAACGTAGAGGGCGGCGTTATGATTCAAAACATCACAGTACGCCCTGTAGTAAGACAATCCCAGGATATACAAAAATGGCGTAGCTCTCTCAAAGCTGCTGAGGGTATTGTTCCCAACCGTGTTATGTTATATGACATGTACGCTGATATTCTCCTGGATGGCACGTTACGGAGCGTGGTAAGCAAGCGGATAAACGGGGTGACTAAAACCCAGCTCATCGGGATGGATAGCAACGGTAAAGAAGTTGAGGCAATGACCAAACTGGCATCGCGGAGTCAGTTTAGGCATTTACGTAAGGAAGCCAGAAAACACCTTTTTTGGGGCGGGTCTGTATTGGAGCTGGGCAGGAAAGGTGACGATATTACCGTATGGAGCGCCCCGCGTAAAAATGTGAGGTTTGATATTGGCCGGATCACTTTTGAACAAAGCGGTTGGGAGGGATACGATTATAGGGAGCCGCCATACAGCAACTATGTTTTTGAATGCGGTGACCGTGACGACCTGGGGCTATTGCTCAGCGCCGCACAATATGTGATATACAAGCGTGGCGGGTTTGGAGATTGGGCGCAATTTGCAGAGGTGTTTGGTATGCCATTCCGTGAGGCTCGCTATGATGGATATAACGAACAAGTTCGTAAACAGCTGGAAACAGCATTAAACGAGGCTGGTAGTGCATCATATGCCATCCTGCCAAAAGATGCAGAATTTAAGCTACATGAAACCCGTAACGCATCCGGAAACGGAAATCTGTATGATCAGCTCCGGAAAGCCTGCAATGAGGAAATTTGCATCAACATCCTGGGGCAAACAGAAACTACCACCTCCAGTGCCTCCAGCGGCTACGCTCAATCCAAAACCCATGCAGATGTAGAAGAAAGTATCCTGGAGGATGATAGGCAGGACGAACTTGCTATTTTAAACGAAAAAGTACTGCCGATACTTATTAATCTTGGATTCCCCTTTGATGGGTGCAGCTTTGCCTACAAGATGCAGCAGGAAAAGCTGAGTAAAAAGGAAAAGGCAGATATTGCTATTAAGCTGAAAAAGGACGCAAAACTGCCTATCGGTGACGATTATTTTTACGAGGAATTTGGCATTCCTAAACCAGATGATTATGACGCGCAAAAAAAAGCCATGGAGGAAAGTAGTAACCCGTTTGCTCCTGATAATTCTGAGCCAGATGATGAAGAAGATGGTGAGGAGGCCCCCCCGCGTAAAACACCCACAAAAGCCAAAAAAGAAGGGCGTAAGGGGAAACTATCTTTTTGGGACCGGATGCGTTTAAAACTTGCTGATTTTTTCGACCTAGCCCCCGCCGAATATTAGCGGCAATACGGGGGCTGCCAGGTAATACGGATGAACAGCTGAGCGCTATTTTAACACCGCTTTATACCGATGATTGTTGCCAGGGTGATCATAAGTTATCCGGGATAAGTGTTGATGATCTTGCCGCTGAGCTGGCGAAGATGGTGAATAATATATGGCTGCAAAAGGGGATGCCCAAAGCTATCGACAAGGATGTTACGCGGGCATTTGCAAAACGATTGTATAAAGGTACTGAGGCAGGTTATGGTAAAGCCATAACAGATATTAGGTATAACAGTCCGGACTATAAAATGCTGGAGAACCTGCGAAATAATGTATATCAATTTTCCGGGGCTAAAAACTATCACCAGCTTAAAGCGCTCACGGAGGCGTTAGTTACACCTAACGGTAAACTCCGTAGCAAAGCACAATTCAAGAGAGCCGCTAAGAAACTGAATGTTAAATATGTGGAGACCTGGTTAAACGCGGAGTATGATATGGCGGTTACCAGCGCCCGCATGGCGAGCATGTGGCAGGATATTGTAGGCGAGGGTATGGACACTATGTTGGAATTTGACGCGGTCCTGGATGATCGTACAACGGACATATGTAAATCCTTAAACGGCGTACGCAAGCCTGCCGGTGACTCATTTTGGAAAAGGTATTTCTTACCTAATCATTGGGGGGAACGCAGCACTATCCGTAAGGGAGTATCAGGAAAGGCAACACCTGATAAAAAGATAGTGCATCCGGAGAAAATGCCTGCAATGTTTGCCGTAAATCTAGCGGAGAAAGGGCTGGTGTTCCCTCCTGGGCATCCCTATTGGGACGGCATACCGGACGATGTGCGCAATGATGCTTTGAGCCTTATACCTAAGACGAAACGGAAAAAATAACCATGGACCAGATACCGCAGCTGAAGCAAATAGAGCGACATTTTAAGCAGGTTTTATTATATGCGCCCGGCATGGCGGGTAACGAGGCTGTTAACTTTTTTTTAGATCGGTTTAGAGAACGAAATTGGTTAAACATTAGACGATCAGCCTGGAAAGATAGGAAAGACCCTACAAAGTGGGGACCAGCAAAGCGGAATAAAGGACGTGCCATCCTGGTATTGAGCGGCAGGCTACGGCGGAGCATTCGTATAACAAGTATCGCAAACCTGCAAGTACATATTGGTTCAGACGCGCCTTATGCCAAAGCCCACAATGAGGGGTTTAAAGGCATCGTAACGCAGCACGTAAGCCCGTACACACGTAAGGTAAACAGGACTGGGATTATTAAAAGGACGGCGCTTAAAACGCGCTCAAAGATTAAGTGGGGTAAAGTGACGGTCCGGGAGACAACGGTTAAAGGACATACCCGAAAGATCAAACAGAACATTCCGCGCCGTCAATTTATGGGGCGAAGCCAACAGCTGGACGAAAAGATTAAACGCCTGCTTATAGCAGAATTAATGAAGGGAATACGTTAAAATATTTTATATGCCAGAGGATTTATTATTATCACCGGAGGAAAGCCTTTACCAGCAGATAATACAGCGAGTGACAGAGAAAGTGCCGGAGGTACGGTACATTGACCTGGATCTAGGCCAGTTGGAAAACTACGAACTGCGCCCCCCTGTCAGCTGGCCCTGCTTGTTGATTGACCTGGACGAATCGCGTTACAGTGATACCGGCAATAAGTTATACCAGGTGGTGGAGCTGGCTATTACCTTTCGCATTGGCTTAGTGAAATATACTGACAGCAATAATTTAACGCCAACTAACATTAGGCCCAATGCGCTAAAGTATTTCCGATTGGAAAACAAGCTATTTATGGCCCTTCATGGCTGGGAACCGGAGGGATTTGGGCCGTTAACCAGGTTTGGTGCCGGAACAGAAAAACGGGATGATGATATAAGAGTCAGGGTTGTGAGGTATCAGTTATGTTACACGGATATGACAGCGGCGCCGCAGAGTACTAAGGTGGCGCGCCCGACTCCCACGATTAATAAAGGCTGATTAGTCCCAGCGCATCCAGGCGTATTTTTCACGAAAGTACTTTACGGTGGGATCGGATGCGCGTAGCTCCTTTAATATGCCGCTATTTTTAGCGAGCATATCCACAATGGTACGCTCTTGAATAAAAAATTCATTTGCGAGCGTTTTGAGCGCCCTTTCATATTGGAAAGCCTGCAATCTTACATAATAATAGTAACGACAGATAAGGGCCTCATTTCTACGTAAAATGAGCATCTCAGAACGGCCCTTTCTTTCAGTGGTGGGAGTGGTATTAAGGACGGTTTGATCTTCAAAAAGGGAGGTATATATTGAACGATTGCCGCGCATATTGTACACAATATTACCTCTCTTTTAAACATGCTTCAAAAAAAGATATAAACAAAAGCCAGGCTAAATGCCCGGCTTTCATGTTAAAATTTGATCCGTGTCAGTAAATAAGCCACGCCCTCCTGAACGGTTCCCCCTTCTTTTGCTATCCAACTTTTAACCACCTCTATAGCATCAGGCGTTAAATGTGTGGGTACTGAGTGTGTTTTAAGTAATGATAATATTTCATCATCCATTAGTTTATCCGCTGCCGATACAATTATGGGAAAAAAGTACCGGCCATCAGCGGTGATACGGGTATGCGCGCCCCGGTCCTCACCTTCGTACGTTGGGAGATGCAATTCAGCATCATAACGTACACCGGCGGTGGAGGGGTGAATATCAATTATTGTGCATTTAATTGCCCTGGCAAAAGGATATAGGATAAATAAAGCCTCTTCATTTGTTTCAAGTGCAGGAATAATAGCCTTTGACTGCATGTATTATAGATGTTCAGTAGCCCTGTCCCCGGTTAACGGCGCTAAGTTACATAGAGTAAACAGGAGGTACGGAGGGGATTTTTCCGGTATTTTATGACAAAAAATAAAAAACCGGGCCATTTGGCCCGGTGCAGTTGTATGCAGATATGGTGATTATGATTTTTTTAATCGTGCCAGGTACGGGCCGTTTTCAAATTGAGTAACCAGGGCGGGCAGCTCCATGTAGGTGTGATCATCCAAGCGTTTGTGATTAGCCCCAAATCTTATACACCAATCGTTAAGCCGCCCTATATCAATCTTGCCTCCGTCCTTTGTCCATCCGCACTCAATAGCCAGGCCGATTATCTTAAACTTCATTGTGTTTGTTGCCTCATATATTTTGCCCGCGTTACGCCCGCCCGCTTTCATACCTATGTTAACTTTTATTTCCTCCAGGTGTGTGATCATCTTTACGGCTTCAGCATCTGTCATTGAGGCGCTACTGGCTGTGCGGCCACCGGTGAACCCCAACACCATATCAGCCTTTTGCTCCTGGTTTCTCGTCTCCTTCAGCAATATGTGGAGCTTTGCAAGGTGTCCTTTTGATGGCATAACTATAGTTTTTTCCAGTCGTTAAGATATTCTTGCTTTTTAAGCCAGGTAGCGGCAATCATTGGTTTGTACCATGTATTTCGCTGGCAATACCCGCGATACTCTATAGCCGCTTTCCATGCCAAAACCTGGTTTGTTTTACTCATTTTATCCCACTCATGCGGCAACAAATGCATATTTCTGGAGTAGGGGTATTCCTGCTTAAAATCATCTAAAGAAACGGTAAATTCTGATTCAACCAGGGTGAGCGCCAGACCTTTGAATCTGTTCTCAATATTTGTGACGAACACCGGAATAACAGCCGTCATTAACTGGTTAATGCCAGCAGGTGTAACATCCTTTGCCCCACGTAAATCAAATAACATAAGTTTGCCCGATTCATCATATAGCAATTCTATAGAGCCTTTGAACTGAGAGGACGAGATATAAAAGAGTCTCATAATATTTCATTTGAACGTATGAAAACAACTGCATCCGTAGCATGTATATTTCTTACCCCGGATTCATCTAACGTATTGATGCCAACGGCATGTTTCCCATCTTCTGTAACAACATATTCTTTAATGAAATCGTTGGGCAATCCAAATACATTGCCTGGTTTTAAGTCCTGAAACAGCCCGCGCTCACCTGGCTGCAGTTCGGTATGCCTCATAAATATCACCTCAGTTTTCCCTTTCTTCAATTCATGATGCCGGTGTATAAACGCTGCAATTTCAGTACCCGGCTTAGGCTGGTTAACTGCAACATGCGTTCGGGTCTTTTCTATAATCTGCCAAACGGCGAAATCCTTAAGGAAGTGAAAGCGGTCCCCTATGCGTAATTCTGATAATGTGGTCTTAGTATTACGATTCATGATAATTCATTTAACATTAACTGTTTGCTTCAAAAAACGCCCGCGCAAACCCGCGCGGGGTTGTACTTCTTATTTCAGCTCGTTTTGCAGATGGGCCTATATTATGCATTAATGAACCGTACAGCGGGAGTGCAGATTGTCCGCTTAGATGTTGGTTAAACTCACCCCAGAGGATTGTATACTTTGTGTATGGATCGCCAAAATCACACGGATTAAAGCCCATGCGCCGGTAGGGTATTAATTCGGGGATAAGCTTTTCTATGCGCCCTTTGGGGTTTTCAATCACCCAAAATTTAGGTTTTACGATGTCCACAAAATGCAGCACAATTAACACCAAAAAAATGCTAAGCTCCGTAGGGCTTTCAAAAGGTTCATAACCCGTTTGCGGTTCGTCCTTCGCAGCCCACCATCTGGCTCCACTAGCGCAAAAATCGGTACAAGGGCAAGCGGCAAAAACGCCATGTACTTTTAGTCCGGTATCCTCTATCTCACTAAGCAGCTTTGAAAACCCTTCCAAAATATCCCCCTCTATCTTCTTATCCCACAACATCACGGGATACCCCGCGTCTATGTAATCTTTTACCCAATTACCGGTAAAATCATATAAACTTATAATTAGCCTATTATGTATGTCTGCTGAGTTCATTGTGGTAAGAAATCAAAGTATTGGTTGTAACATATTATGCATACTATATGAGAGACCCCTGGGTGGGAGGCTGGTTGCTGAACATCCGGCAGTACCAGCTCACCACATATTTCGCAGGGGATGGGCGTTATTTCGAGTGCATCCATGTACTAATTAGTTGATTTAATAACATATGGTCCGGCTATCTCTATTAGGGTATCCTTTTTAAAATAGTAGATGCCGTCTCCATCTTCCTGGTTAACCACCCCGTTAAATCTATCAGTATAAACAGCGTGATCACCGGAATAAACCGTTATTATATAGTCACGGGACTCGTACTGATGCGTCCGTTTCCAATCCTGGCAGGACTGCGTAGTACAGGAACATAATAAAAGACTGAGCGCGATGTAAATAGATCGTTTCTTCATTTGTTTAAGCGTTTTTTAAGCGTGAGTTATTAATTGTGCTTTTTGAAGGTGGTAAACACTAACCTGATGGCGTACCGGTTGCATCTTACATCCCGCATTACCTCCACTGAAACCATATCTCCTTTACGGGTCCAGGTAACCCGGCCACCCGCCCAGGCGGATGGAATGTTCAGATTTATGGAATACCAGGGTTGAACAACTGCATATAAAGACACGGGGGCCGCATTTAGCACTCGCATGTTATATTTAAGCCCCACCGTGTGGGAGCTGACACTGTTAGTTATTTCCGGGTGTACCAGCTCAGGATGGCCGTATTTAAGCAGATCAGCGTTATCTATCCGGTCTGCTTCCAGGGTGGCCATAAATGAGTGTTTACGATTTGTGGTATAGATTCCACCTTCAATACCCAGGGATGTTAAACCGGCGCGGAAGTCACTGCCAGCTGTTAGAGAAAATGCTGGGGTGACATGCTGTCCGTAGCAAGCGGAGGCAACGAACAGAGAAAAAAGGACTATTGTTGTTTTCATGTGTATGTTGGTTTGAGCGCGTTTAAGCGCGGGTTATCACTTTTGTTAATAAATACGATTGTATATGTGCGGGGAATATATAGTTGCGGCGATCTTGTTTAGTTGCGCTACATTAACACCCATGCTATATGCCTGCATAACGATTTTGGATATTGCCTCCTCATTTCTGCTATGCGCTGGCAGATTGTGGCATAAGGTTGTAAGCTCCTTTTCCACAATGGTATCACACATACAGCCTTTACTGTGTAGTTCATTGGTGATCTTTCCCGCCAGGAATGCTAATTGTTGTGTGTTCATAGGCGTTTAGTTAACATCGTTTTGAATTTTTTGCCCCAATACTTTTTAGCTCCATCCTCCCAAATCACAAAGTTTTCACCACCACCATAGCGGCTTGTAATAAAGGCTATGTAGCCCTCAACCCGTACCTTTATACCGGAGTCATACCGGATGTTGGTAGCTGTTGTGCCTTTGGGGTTCTTACCTTCAGCATGAGAAATAAAAATGAATGCTTTGTTAGGGAACATTTCTTTCAGCTGCTTATACTGCTCGTAGGTGATGTTCCAATACTGGAGACTGTCTATTACTATAAATCGGGGGCTTTTCTTCTTTTTCAGCTTTGCTACTAAAGCATCAAACGTCATTTCATAGTCTGCAAACTCTATCTTTCCGTTATGCGCATCCACATCCAGGTGACGGAATACCATTTTTTGGAAAGATTTTTCGCCGCCTTCCTCCAAACTGACATACAAAACCTTACCAAATGCCAGTAGTGCAGTAAGAAATTGCATTAAAAAATTGCTCTTACCGTTACCGCTCATCCCCCATACAATCATGATAAAGGAGGTAGTTAAGTCGCCGAAGCATTTTGTAATATGATCCCCTACGCCATCCAGCAGGGTATAGCGCTTTTGGTGTAGCTGTTTCAGCCCTAATACCTTCGCCATTATCTGCGTATTTCCCTTTGGTAACTAAGAGCATTGAAAACAGACCATAATTTTGTCGCTGCTTCATCTGGTGGCCAGGCTCTACAAAAATCACTACTTAACCACCGTTCCGCTATCAGCATTTTTAGGGGGCCGCCGTTTCCTGCCTGAAATGCTTCATGTTCAACAGTTACAGCTATCCTGTCTGCCTCCTTTATAATCTCCCTAGCACCTACCCCGGTATCTAAACCAAACTTTTGTGCTATCACTAACTTAAATCGGGATTCAATAACCCTGAACCCCTCACCCAATAAGACTTTAAGCGGTTTTTTAACATCTCCGGTATATGCCTCCTCCGCATCATCCAACAGCGCCTCCAGGGCGTAGTTAGGGGGGACAATTGAGGCCATTAAACAGCAGTGCTGCGCAACCGTGTACATCCTCCGAACATGGCCGCCAAACCGGCAGGTCTTTGATAGGGAGGATATAATGTCCAGGATGTTTATTTGCTCCACCGTGGGTGCTGTCAGTGAAACAATTCCCGTCAGCGTGTTTACAACCCCGTCATTTACATTGTGAATCGGGTGAAATCTTGTGTTGTGGATCATTTGAGCGTTTTTTTAAGTGTTAATAAATAGGAATTAAGGGGTAAAACCCCTCTGTTTATTTAGGGTTTTGGAGGTCATTTATCCAGGGATTCCGGGATATTATCTCACTTCTTTTCATTTGGGTTGGTAAATCCCATCCCCGCATAATCTGCCGTATTTTGTCTACTTTCTCCTGTGTTAAAGCTGCCTTAGCGATGGCTAAATTGGCGGCTCGTAACTGCTCCTCCTTGTGTTTTCGCCTATCCTTGCGGTACATCCATATACCCCCAATAGTAGCTCCCGTAATTACTGCCAACAGGACAATACAAATCGGGTCCGTGAGCCGTAGCTCCGAAAATTCATTGAAAGCCATATATATTGTATTTAAAGTGTTAAGGAATTTTTAGAGTAGCCCCAGCCGTGGAAACGGCCGGGATCAATCCTATGAAAACCTATGCCAACAAAATATCTTTAAAAAGGCCCCCGATAGTGGATACTGACAGGGCTTTATCAACTGCTAACTAACCCAATGAAAAACTAATTATATTATACTACTGAAATTCAAATCTATGGCGTTATACTCTCCGTCCACTCCGCGTAGGTAAACCCGGTAATACTTTTTGCTTTGGGCGACACGGATACTCTCGTCCAGCAAGGTCATAGCCTCCTGGTAGCGGGCATCTTTTATCCGTGGGGCGTAGCGTTTAAGCCCCATAATCTTTTTGGTATCAAGGTTACCCCGCTTAGTTTGGAATGCAGACAATACCAGTTCTTTAATAAAGGCTTTATCCTCACTGATACTGTCACCTACAAGTGAAAGCAGTTTTAGCTTACACTTTTCTATCAATAGGCTGTCAAAGTCCAAACGATCATCCACTGATACCTCTACTTTGATGGAGCCATCAAAATTGTAAAACGTAAAGTTCCCTTTAGTGGCCTGTTTACGTTCTTTGGCTGTCATTACCTGGTTATAAACCTCCTCACAGGCATCGGCAATTGACTGCCGGAAAGTTGACAGCTGCGCGTTTAGCTTGATGGCCTGAGTAGCAACTGAATAGGCGCTCTTTTCCTTCAACTTTTCTACCAGCGTAACACGGGAAAATGGCACCTCCATGCCCTGGTTATCCTGCCACGCCTTTTGCTTATTTGTTTGCTGTTTTATCATCGTTATGGGTGTTTAAAAAGTTATACTTTTCGTTTTTCTATCAACCTCTCCAATGATGGTGTTGACGACATTGCTGGAGATAATATCCCGTGCAGGCTTACCACTCCAAAATGCTTGAAAGGCCATTGCCTCAGCTATTGGTATTGTGAAGTTGTACGCCCGTTGCTTGATCAGCGCTTTACTTTGGAGCCGAACGTAGAAGCTCTGTACAAGGCATAGAACTATTTTATCCTTAATTCCAGCCGGTGGATCTTGTAGGGTCACAAATATCATTACGTCCATAAGCGTGTCATATTCGGCAGGACTTAAGACGAGCTTAAATTTTTGAAAATCAGCGGCATTAAAAGTGAGTTTAAATTTCATACAGTTAGGTATTGCACGTTTTTTTGAAATTTTTCTATAATCGGCGTTACAAGTGGATCATTAATATCTAACCACGCCCTAACTTGAGCCGTACCATGTATAATAGTGGCGTAGTGCCGATTGATATTGTGACCAATCTTTAGTACTGATTCCCCGGCGTAAAGACGCATTAAAAAGGCGTAGCAGTAACGAGCTGCAACCAGTTCCGTTTTGCGGCAAGGGCCAACAACGTCATGCCATTCTAAATTAAACTGCTCCTGTATAAACCACCGGACATAGTGATCTATGGTCTGTTTCGTCTTTTGGGGCAGACGTTTAGGTATTGTCCGTTGCCTAATCATTGTGGTACATTTTCAGCGTCAAACAATCGGCCTATCATTTCTGCGTAGGATTGCTCCAGGATCACGCGGTTGGGGTAAATATCCCTAACCAGCTCACCGGCATTATTGAGGGCGCGATACAAAAAACGGCGTTCATCTGTTGAAAGGTTACAATCCACCCTTGCCAGGATATAGGACCGGTCACGCGCCAACCAATGATTAAGCCACCACTGCCAATATATTTGTGATCGGATCAGTAAATCCTGGCCGTCTGGATCGTCCGGGATGTATAACCGGAGATATTCTAGTCCGGTGTCGTGCTGAAATTCGGCGTATTCCATTTGCTCCCAGGAAAGGAGGCCGCAAATTAGCCCCATTGCGGCCCCTTTATCCATTTCCTGAGCGTTCATACCACCGGCTACCACTTCTTTCATTCTAAGTGCATTTAAGCCCTTTTTGAGCGGGTTGATTCAAATTTGCCTATGGCCTTCTTTTTCAAATGTTCCCTGTCTATACGGCTAATATCTCCCTGGTACTCGTTGCGTATCCTATTAATCTCCTCCGCACCGTTGATCCCGTACATCTCGCAAAGTTCCTCTACCTCCTGCTGGTTGGTGCCTGAAAGCGGGATAAACCTGCGGCCTATCCGGCGGTAAACTTCCTCATACCCCATTTTATTGAGCCGGATACCTTTTTCTATCCTACGCTTGATTGCGTCCGTAGAAGTCCATACGATCCCGCAAAGGCCGTTCAGCTCATTATAAAAGGTGATGAAAAATAAAAGTACTTCGTCCTTCAGCTTGTCTATCTCGTCAAGGATAATGAGGGGCTGATCCTGGGTGCGTAGCTCCGAAATGATGTTTTCCATAAGATCGTACACACTCATCCCTCTATAATTAATGCCCATGGCCTTCCCTAGTTCTACGAGGAAATACTTTTTATTCCAATAGCTGGCACACTGGAGGTAATACACCGGCTTACCCTTCATACTGTCAGCGTACCATTTGCCCGTGAAGGTTTTACCATAACCAGCGGGCGCAGTTATTGCAAAAGTTGCTCCCTCCTCCCTTGCCAGGTCGAAATAGAGGATGAGGGTGTTAAAGTCCATGGTTTCCACAAACCGGCTCAGCTGATTATCCATACCGATTTGTTTAGCCACGGTACGCCACTTACCATCACTGATATTATCCCACTTGCCGGACTTCATGTTAATGATAGTCGCCTCGCTAACATCCCTTAAGGATGCGCAGGCTTTAGCCTGACTTTCATAACGGCCAATAAATGCTATCAGTGCTTTCTGTATGTCTTGTTTTTCTGTAATATTCATACCTTTGGATTTACATGTATTTAATATTGATAGTAAATGCAGCCTGCTGATCACAGCGGGCTTTTTATTTCCCTTGATATTGTAACGTCTTGGCTACGGACCTCTACATGTACCGTTTTGCCACATGAGCCACATAACCCGGTAATAACCCATTTTCCAGGAGGGACGATGTTAGCCTCTCGACTACCACATGCCGGGCAGGTCCAGGCGACTGGCTTGGCGGTCTTTTTTCGTCTAAATAATAGCTGCATATATATAATGGTGTTACATTAACTCAAATGGGTTGTAGTCTCCTCGCCGTTCAGTCGTCTGTTGTAGGTATCGTTCCTCTGCCGCCTGTTTCAGCTCTTTTACCATTACGCCACCCTGCAACATTGCCTCCGCATCCACCCCATTACGGCGTAGTATCTCCCTGCGCCGGTCAGCAGCTTCCGCTACCTTGCGGGTATCCTCCCTCTTTTCAGCCAAAAATGAATTAAGTGCGGTACGGTTGCCTACCTGAAAGTCTGCCAAAGCGCGGGGGCCACGGCGATCGCTGGAGGCCAGGAAACGCAGGGAGGCAAAATCCGTACACAGTACACGGGACATATCGTAAGGATCATATATTACTGTTACCTGCCTACCAACGTTTTGTAAGTACAGATCAGGGGGGACGATGAACCCGTATTGTACTCCCTGGATCATCGGCTCGACTCCTCCCTTTGTTATGGCAACCGTGCGCCCTTGCGGTAAGTGCTGAACACCAAACGTTAACAGGAATTGCTCATCATTGATTGCCTTTTTGTCAGCATCCGGCATGGCGGCAAACGCATTTAACCACTGCTGTTGCTTGGTAATACCCGTTTTATTGTCTGGAGTGTGGCGGAGCCGGTGAAAAAAGTTTTCAACCTGGGTACGGCCTTCCGTTAGGGTAGGGCGTTCCTTTCTATTCAGCGCCAGCTCCTCCACGTTTACGCCACGGGTTTTAGCCACCATGTTATTGCCGCTATAGTTATTTGCACCTGCTTTGAGGCTGTTTTTCCATAATGGGGAGCCAAAAAACTGCTCCAGAAAGCCGCGCCTTTTACTGCCCACCGGCGTACGGAAGTAATTACCCATAGATTCGTAGAACGGCTCCAGGCGTTTGATACCCCAACGGTCTGTCTTTACTTCGTGAGGGAGATACCAGCCGCCTGTCAGCTCCCGGAGGTGGTGCATTGCATTTAGGTATGCGGCCTGTACAAGCTCCACCGTGATCTCACCGGAGGTATAGGCATATCCTAATACATAGTCATTATAACTATCAGTAACCACGATGGCCTTATATTTACTGAAAGCGTTACCGGTTTCCTCATCTATAAATAGGAGGTCCAGGTGGTTATCATCGCTTTCAACTAGGTAAAGCGGAGCAGATGGGCGGTAGCCCTTAACCTCTTTACCGTATTTGTCATACCAGGGCGCTTGCCCCTCACGCGTGCTGAGAATCAGGTGTTCATTATCCTGCCGCCAATTGCACACCGTACGGGAGGTAATGGGGGAATGTCCATTTTGAACAGCCCACTCATTGTACCGCATGCATACATAAACATCATCGTATTGATTGGCATTAGAAACCAGGGTCAGTAATAGGGAGCTGCTTACCTCATTATCCACCTTAGCGGCGTTTTTATTACCAAAGCGCCAATCTATCAAACACTCATATCCTTTTTCCTGGTACTCCCGGCGTCGGCGGAGTAGCGCCTGGTAATTGCTGGGTAGGTCTATCTGATCCCTTTTAATGATCTCCAGGACGTGTAGATAAAACTGCTCAATATTCAGATTCACGGCCTTTTTAATAGCCTTCTTATCCTCTGCTGCCTTTACAAGCATATTTAACCAGCTGGCAGCAGTGGTATATCTCTTTACATAGTCCACTTTGGCCTGGGTGCCAGTGGGGAGGCTGTTATCCTTATTTGGACCGTATCGATACGCCAGAAAAACTGCCTCCGCCTTTAGGTCTTTCGTCACCATATCCCGTATGGGCTGCTTTGCCATATGCTCGTACGGGTTACCGTATCGCGCAATCACCATATCCTTATACTGGTCTTTCAGCTTTTCATAACCAATTAGCACTTTACGGCGGTCTGCCGGATCGTCTATAATTTGCCAGCTGGGACTCTTGCGGGAGGAGGCATGCCAAATGGTATTTTCCTTTATACCACACTCCACCAGCTCCGGTAGCTCCATATATAGTATGTTATCAATCAGCTTCATCTGGGTTGCGGTTTTCAGTCAAATGGAACGGCCTTTTTAACGGCCTCTAATAAGTTGTTGGTACCCTCCAGCGCCATCATGTAATCACTTAAAATGCGCTCAGACGCGGCCCCATTTTTAAGAACCCGATAAATATAGCTGGTGCTAACCCCGTACTTATCTGCCAGCATCTTGACTATTGCGGCCCTGCGGTTATCTCTTTTCGTGTAGTTCAT